AGATAGATTTTCATATTCCGGCCGTGAAGAAATTTCTTCAGGATTTCGTACAGCTCCGCGCGGGAGTAGAAGCCTTCCTCCATAATGAATTCCCAGCTTCCTTCACTATCCTGATAAACGGGGCCACCGGTCAATACTTCAGAAAGATCGATGGCCCCGGCGGTTCTGCCCGGAATGTCCACATAATTGGTGTAGACCTCGGGCGGTTCAATCATGGGAGGAGAGGAAGGGATTAAATGCCAATCATCCCATGTGTTTTTGCTCACGTTGGAGCTGTTTTTAAAGGTAATGGAATAGTACACTTAATCACCTTCCAATTCTCATTACGGCGAAACCATGGTACGGGAGCCTAAAGCGGCTTTGCCGCCCAGGGTGCTGTCCACGGCGCCGGCGACCGTTCCGGTATTCAGAACGATCTTCATATTCCGAATCGCGCTTTCCAAACGGGCAATACGCCCGCCGAGATTATTCGCAGATTCGTAAATCGCGTTAATGTTTCTGGTTGTCTGGTTCGTGATGGTGTTCTTCAGATCCGAAAGGTTGGCGGCGTCTATGGTGACAGTGCCGACAATTTCCATTTTGGACTGAGTGAAGAACTCCGGCAGGGAATCCTCCGTGAACACAGCGGAAACCTGCGCATTCAGCGTCGTATCGTCCAGGGAGGACTGCATACCGGCGAGGCATTCCTCCATCATGGTTTTGCCTTTTTCGGTAAAAGAGGTAATATCGATTTTTTTGCTGATGCCCTGAAACAGAGCATTAATCCCGGCAGGATCTTCCGAACCCAAATCAATGCCGAACATTTTGGCAATATCGAATGTTCCATTGGTCTTCAGCTTGTCTGTATCCAGCAAATCGCCAATACCGGACAGACTGGACAGACCACCATACAAACCGGTTGTTGTATTGCCGTTCGCATCGGTGATCTTTACGTCGCCAAACAGGGTTCTTAGCGAATTCTGAATCTGAGTTCGTACTTCATCAGTGCCTTCCAGATCCTTAATCATGGTATCCAGCAAAGGCTTAATACTGATGTCGGGAGCGGCCTCTTCGATAGCACCATTGAACAGCTTTACGGTCTCTTTTACAGTTTCGGTGAAAACGTTCAGATTTTCTGCAAACATGCCGGCGCCATCTCCGCTAAGGGGATTCTTCGACAAGTTCCGCAAAAAGTCGAGCATTCCTTGAGCGCCCTTGCTTGCAAAATTGTTATACTTTACAAAAAATTCGCTGGCGGACAAGAGATGCTCCAACGCGCTAAAGACCTTATTGAACTGCGCCACATCACTATCACTGATCTGGTTGCTTAGACTGGTTGCGTAAGCAAAACCGCCGACCAAAGAGGTAAGCGCATCGCCAACGTCTTTGAATTTAATTTTACCACTGAAAATTGTTTCGAAAGCTGTTGCGTCATGCGGCAAATTATCGCCGATTACCTTTAGCGCCTTCATGGCCGTTTGCAAACGATCAAGGCCATCCTGGTCAATGTTCTTTGCAGATTCAGAAGCTTTGGCCATGGCTTCGGTCATATTTTCCATATACGCGCCATCTTTGCTGCCGGTATAGCCACCAGTAAAGGCACCGAGAATTTCGCCAAGCCCCTGGACGAATGTTTTGACCGCGGCCAGATGGACCTTCATAGTTTGGCCCTTATCGGTGGAGTTAACAAGCAGGCCGACTGCAGTGATTACGCCAACCAAGCCAGCCAAAGTTATGCCAATCGTTGCCACAGCCATAAGCGCGCTGGTGATCGATCCGGTGCTGAAATTCACCTTTGAAATAACGACGGCCGTACCAATCAAAGCGGCAATCAGCAGCGACAGCCCGCCAAGCGTTTCGATCATTACGCCAGGCTTAATATCGGCTTTCCCAATCGCTTCAATAATCGGGATAATCTTGTCCATCGCTACGTATAAGAGAGCGACCACGCTGAGTTTGTTAACGATGTTTGTGATAACGCGTTCAGCCGCTTTCGGCTCGTTGCCGTCGGATCCTCCGCCACCAATGACGCCCAATTTTTTGAACAAGAGGGCCAAAGCGGCAACCAGAATGCCAAGGACCCCAGCAATTCCGCCAATACGCAATGCTCCGTCCGTAAATGTTTTTTCGTCGAGAGCGCCCAATGCAGCAATGGCCGCAGCAATGATGCCAACAGAGGCAGACACTTTCAGCAAAGTAGTGCCAATGCTGTCTGTGTTTTCAGACAGCTTATTCATATTCTTCACATAAGCGGCGCGTTTAAAGAACAATCCGAGAGCAATAAGAAATCCTCCGATGGCGGTAAAAATGCTTGGCTTATCGCCCTGCATAACGCCTTCGCCGAGACTCACCATCTTGTCGATAATATCGAGAATAAGTTTCGCAATACGATCGATCAAGTTCAAAAGCCTGCCAAGAACGGTACTGTTTTTGATAGAATCGACAATTTCGCCGATACCCGACCAAAGATCAGAGAAGAATTTCCCGATCCCCTGAAGAATAGTGTTGTCCCCGATACTGGTCCAGAAATTGGAAAGCGCCTGAGTGATCCGTTCAAAGATCGAAGTGGTGCTTTCGACCATCTCAGCAATCTCTTCCCCGGATGCCTTCAGCTCTTCTGTTTCTTTTACAGCGCCATCCGCTTCTGTTTTTTCTTCACCGTTTCCAGAGAACTGCTTGACAATCCATCCCCACAGATTTGTGAAGAATTCGCCAATTCCGCTGTCCTTAATAAAAGTTGAAATGCTCGAAGAAACAGTGTTCCATGTGTCAGAAAGTGTCTTTTGAGCGCCGTTCAGCCAATCAATAACGGCTTGCCAACTTTCTGGATTAGTAACTGTAGTGTAAACATCAACGGCAGCTTTTTTGATCCAAGACCAAAGGTCGCCAAGAAATTTACCGATTCCGCTTTCGTTAATCCACTTTTCAACAGCTTCTTTCGCCGTAGTCCAGGCAGAAGAGAGCGTATCTTTCGCTCCATTCAGCCAATCGATAACAGCTTGCCAACTTTCCGGATTAGTAACTGTAGTGTAAACATCAACGGCAGCTTTTTTGATCCAAGACCAAAGGTCGCCAAGAAATTTACCGATTCCGCTCTCGTTAATCCACTTTTCAACAGCTTCTTTTGCCGTAGTCCAGGCAGAAGAGAGCGTATCTTTCGCTCCATTCAGCCAATCGATAACAGCTTGCCAACTTTCCGGGTTAGTAATCGTGGTATAAACCGTAGTTGCTGTTTTTTTAATCCAACCCCAAAGGTTAGTAATAAAGTCCAGCATACCATGCTGATACAGCCACGTTATAACCGCAACTTGAGTTCTTCCCCAAATACCATCCAGTTTCTTCGGGACATTTTCAAACCAATCGGCAACCGCCTTCCAGCTTTCCGGGTCAGTAATCGCAGTATAAGCGTCAGAAACAGCGCCTTTAATCCAGCCCCAAAGATTGCCAAGGAATTTACCAACTTCGCTTTCATCAAACCATTTTTCAACGGCTTCTTTGGCTGTAGTCCAGGCTGAAGAGAGTGTATCTTTAGCCTGGTTGAACCAATCGATAACGGCTTGCCAGCTTTCTGGATCCGTTACCTTTTCATATACCGTTACTACTTTATCCTTGATCCAGCCCCAGGCATCCGATAGGAATTTGCCGAGATCGGTGCTGGTAAGAAATTTGGTAATTTCGGCGGAAGCGGTATTCCAGGCATTTACAATCGTATCTTTGGCATTCTTAAAGAAATCTACAACGCCACCAAGACCATTATCCCTCAGATACTTTACTGCGTTCTTTTTGAGGTTAGCAAAGAGATCAAGAAATCCTTTTCCGACTTTCTTTAGCCAGTCTACGATTTTAGTACCCGTTAGACTTTTAATAAAAGTAATAATCGGATTTTTGGACTTGGTGATACGGCTTAGAAAATCGCTAATGGAACCAAGGGCATCGACAACAACGTCGAACACCGGACCGAACAAAGATGCAAAAAAGCCAACCAGTTTAGAAAAAGCGTTGGCTACAAGTTTAACGATCTTAAACAAACCGGCAAGAGCTTTGCTGATTTTGGAAATATTGGACTTGGGATCGTCTAAACTGCCAAGCCATTGCTTCAAGCGAACTGTAAAATCGTTAAATTTTACAGTCCATTCCATAAGCGTTTCGCCAGAGATTTTACCGAATACCGATTTCCAGGCTTTACCGATGGCATCAGAAATCGTCCAGATCGAATCCAAAAGACTATTAAGTGACTTGATCAGAATATCGCGCCCATCAACTTTGGAATCGTTTTTCCCACGCCAGACTTCAAGCACTTTATTTCGCTTTTTGGCGGCCGCGCTGATTCTTTCGTCGAATCTTCCGCTTAAATCGGTCCAGAATTTTGTGGCTTCTTGTGTGTCGCCAACAATAAGCTCATAAGAAGCAGACCAGCCGGACTGCGCCGATTCTTTCAGCGCGTCATACATTTTGGAAAATGTACGAACTTCACTGGCAGCTTTAGAAGCAGCGTCCGCCATGTCCCACAATTTTTTCGCTTCTTCTGCGCTGAAGCCCCACTTCATTATCTCGTCCCACTTAATATCGCCAGACCAAAGGGCAAGTGTTTTTTTGATAACATCTTTATCGGCCCAGCCCTTTGCCAAAGTTTCACGGAAGTTTTCGGCATTTACTTCGCGGGCTTTCAGTGCAGCTTCCTGCTCTTCCTTGGACAGCTTCTTCTTTTTCTTGGACGCCTTAGTGGCATTTTTATCTTCTTTCAGATAATACTTATCGCCAATCTTTTCGAGATTGCCCATTGCTGCGGCAATGTCAATAAAAGATTGTTTGAACTTAAGTGTGCTGATATTGGCCTGCTCGACAGATTTCCAGTCGATGGCCGTCAGCTTACCTACGCCAATTGCCTGGGACAAGTTATACATAGCTCGGGAAGCTTCATTCGCGCCCTGGCCAGCATCTGCAGCCGCATTAGCAATACCCTTAATCGAAGCTACGGATGTATCCAGATCAACGCCGGCATTAGTGAATTTGCCAATGTTGCTGACCATATCGGAGAAAGAGTATACAGTTTTATCGGCATACTGATTAAGTTTCTCGAGTTCGCTTTTTACGATTTCCAGATGCTTTTCTTCCGTATAGTCATCGCCAAGAAGTTTTCGGAACTGACCTTCTGTACCGGACATGATGGTTTTGACCGAGTCTATTTTCATCTCGTATTCATCCCAGCCGGTTTTCATTGGATCGATCGTAAAAGCCCGAACCACTTGTTCGCCCGTGTCAACAATCTTACTGCCGATATTAAAACCCAAAACGGTTTGGGCGTACTTGCCAATTGTCCCAAGGCCGTCGGCCATGGCCTGAATAGGAGCGGTCGTGAAGTTAAACGCGCCCTTCGCTACCTTACCCATTCCGCTCAGCGCTTTTGAGAAAAGACCAACGTTGCGGGTCGTCTTTTTCAGGCCAAAAGAATTGGATACCGCTTTCGAAATATTGTCCAGTCCCTCGGAGGTTCCTTCCAGATTCAGACCGGCTTTCAAATCTTCCAGCGTTTTGATGCTTTGCCGGGCACCGCGCTCAAATTGCTCATTGTCGAAATGCATCGCGACAATGCGCTCATCAATTTCTCGGCTCATCCGGATACAACCTCCTTCCATATTTCATTCGCCATATCTTGAAATATGGGCTGAATCGCGGGGTTAATATAGTCAATTCCCTGAACATAGCCACCGTTTCGAGTGCCATGCCCATACTGAAGAATAATGGCAATATTAACCCCGTCGTTAATATTATCGTTCCGCCAATAAATGCTTAGCGAACCCTGTTCCTCGGCAATTTCATACGTCCAGGATTCGGCGGTTTTACCGGAGTCCAAAGGGGTTGCGCTCTGAAGCGCTTTTACCCCTTTTCGACCATAGAAATGCAATTTATTCCGATAGTGCATCTCTACGATCCGGTGAAACAGATGGTCCGTTTTCTCAAAATTTCCTTTATGGGTAAAGGATACAATTTTGGGCATAGCAAAATACCTCTGCTTATCCAGAAGTACCAAGCTTCGCCCTTCTGGCTTCGTTCAATTCTGCGCGGTACTTAGCCGATGCTTTTGCGCTCATCTTTTTGGGGTTGTTTTTGATGGCACACACATTGATCAACGCGAAGAGTTGATTCAAATGCCATTTCGCGCATTCAAATGGAATTTCAAATGAAATCATCCAGTAGTAAATCAGCTCGGCCGTAATAATCTGTCTGTTATGACGGCCCTCCTGCTTTGAAAAAGTCGTTGCTGTCATTGGATCGTGAATGTAGTCGCGAATCTGGTCCTGCTCGGTTTTGCCTATCCTGGCAAGAACAGACGGACTAACATTCGGGTCAATGCACATGCAGCGAATGTAATCCAAGTTTTCTTCAACGGTTAAGTCTGTCGAATTCAAAAAACTTTTATGCCATTTTGATTCCCATTTATGAAGCGAGATCAGAGAATGCTCCAACTTCAGCGTAACGGGCTCATAAAAAACAAAGGTCTCCGTCTCCTCGTCAAACGCCTTGGAGGCCGGAATTTTTATGGTCAGCATAAAAGACCCTCTATTTTATTCTTCTTTCTTTTCTGCCGCTTCCTTTTGAGCAACTTCATTCAAACTGTCGCGAAGCGCTTCACCCATGTCTTTGGGCATAACGGCGACCAGAAAGTCGAGAACTTTCTGCGGTTCAGTCAGTAGCTCGCTCATCAGCTGAGAATAAGCTTCTGTTTGATAAAACTCATCCCGGGTTTCCTGATTACGAATGAATCGGCGGCCATCTTCAGACGGCTTGCCAACAGACTTCAGCACCATTTCGCGAACGATGTTCACGATTTCCTTGCCGTTCTTATTGGCCACAAGCTGTTTCAGCAGCACATCGATGCCTACCCAGGATCCATAGTTGATTTCAATCAAATCTGCTTTTGAGAGATAAAACCCCCAAGTATCGGTGTAGGTTTTTCCGTCAAAGCCCTCATAAGTAAAACTGCGTTCCAGCATGCTTTTGCTCCTTTCTTCAGCAAAACAAAATTAAAAACGAATGCCCCGAGTACAATGACAAAAGCCACTATACCCGGGGCGGTTCAACTAATTAGCCGCCAGTAACAGCGGACAGAATGGTGGCCACTTCATCGGGCAGGGGCAGACGGGCATTCGCAGTGGAAGAGCCGTACAGCACATTCTTGATAGCAGTCATCTTAGCGGCGCCAAGCTTACGGGAGTCCAGCTCGATGTAAGCAGTGGGCTTCGCACTGGCAATGGCGGAATTCACGGCCACAGGGGTGGTGTCGAAGTCCCAGGAGAACTCCATAGCATCGGGGCTATCATTGATGGTTTCATGAGTCTGCTCGGAAGGAGACACAGAAGCGCCATAGACCAGATGCAGCACATAGTCCTCAGAAGCGTCGCCGGTGATATCGTTACCAACCTTGGTGCGGTAGCAGAAGCCAAACTTCTTACGAGCCTGCTGGCCCAGATACATACCCTCGAGACCTTCGGGAGAAGCATAACCGTCGCAGGGATAGAATTCGGGCGGGAAAGTATAAGCGCCAATGCTGCCGCCAAAGGTTTCGGCGGAGCGGAAGGACGCGTACTTCATGTTATCGGCCCACAGGTCAGTCGCTTCAGCGCCTTCGGGGGTGCTGGAGACACTGGTCAGGCCATTCCAGGCCACGCCCTTCGGGTAGGTACCATTGTCGTCCTGCACATACAGAACGCCATGGTCAACGCCAGTGTGATAGAATCGGGTGCCGCTATCGTCCCAAGTCAATGCCGCAAACGTATCAGGCATAGTTAATTACCTCCGGATTAATAAAATAAAACAAATGCATAGTGTTGCAGATTGTCGGCCACGTAAGGGCGATCGAATTTGCAATAAGAAAAATGATTAAGAATTTCATCCACCTTTTCATCATTCGGCCGACGGCTGATATAGGTAACAAGGTAGGACTTGAAATTCTTATAAGATCGGTTGTCGGCATATAGCGTATCGATATCAGATAAGTGATACACAATACACGGGTAAGACATCTTAACCGAAGATGGCGGCTGGAAGTACACGTTTGGTGCCAGAGAAAGCAGCTCCTCATGGAGCTCAAGCCTTGTCCCCATTCCAAACACCCCCCAAACTCAAAATCACCCTCGGCCGCTCGATATCTATGGAAACAACCTTCCAATATGTATCGGCCCACTTCACATACTTGATAGCAGGCCAGTGCTCATTAACGTAATCGTCCGCGACAATGCTGATTCGGTTCGTCACTTCAAGATTATCGTTTGTTCCTTCAGATGAATCGGCCCATTTGCGTTGACGTTTCAAAACAGTGCCAAACGCGTTTCGCTCAACCATCCCGGAAGGAGTCCAAATGCCAGGCTCGCTTTCATGCTGCTCCTGCTCGTAACCGATCGGTCCAAAAAATCGTGCCATTTTGATCATCAACTCCTAAAGGGGCTAACGCCCAAAAACAAAAAACGCCAGCCCCTTTAGGTCTGACTTTAATTAATAAGCAGCGCGGATGTAGTAGGTCTTGTTGTTGACCACTTCGGTGTCGGTAGACTTCCGATACACGTCGCCTTCCTTCTCGAAGTAACCAAGAGCCTTGGGATTCGCACCGCTGGCAGGTTCAGCCACGGTATAGGTCACGCCAGTCGCGCCGGTTTCCAGAACCAGAGCAGAGAAGGGTTTTACCAGCATGCCGCTCAGACGGGTTTCAATCAGATACTTGTACTGGTTGAAGTCGATGTCGAAATCGTCGAACATTTCAACCTGGCCGCGACGGTTGGTGCCGGTAGCATAGTCCTTCAGGTCAAAGGCGATACCGATCAGCTTCTTTGTAGTATTGCCCACGGTGCGGGTCAGGCCTTCCATCTGAGGCACGGTAACGATCTTGTTCACGCGCAGCGTAGTAGCCAGTTCTTCAACGTTCTTGTACAGACGATGACCAATCTGGTCTTCCATCAGCAGCATTTCGCTCAGCCAATCATCGCTTGTGAAGAACACCAGATTGCCGCTGCCCTTGTAATGCTTCCGGGCCTTGATCATAGCACGGATGGCATTCTTGGCGGTGGCTTCATCATCGTCACCGGTAACAACGTTCACCTTCACAGCATACAGATCGTCATCGGTCCATACGGGCTTGATGTGATCTTCCTTGATCTTATCGGCATCGGAAACATCACGGCCGTCGCCGATCAGGATAGCGCGAGCGATTTCCTCATTCAGCATCACGCGCATTTCGCCCTTCACCCAGGGGATCACGTCCCAATCGATGTCAACCACGTCATCGCGGTCAAACATCTGCTTTTTATACACGGTCTGGGGATCCACAGTACGCCGCAGCAGGTTGAACACTTCGTTCTTCTTTTCGTTACCCTTGATGTAACCCTTGGCGCGGGCTT